CGCGGCCAAGCTCGGCACGCAGACCAACGAGCTGATAGGCGTCGGCGCGGATCTCGCCGCCCAGTTCGGCGGCAGCACCGCCGACGCCGTGGGCGCTCTCTCGTCACTGCTGCGAGGCGAGCGCGACCCCATCGAGCGTTACGGCGTATCGATCAACCAGGCCGCCATCAACGCCAAGCTGGCCGAGCTGGGCCTGTCGGGACTGACCGGCGAGGCCGAGAAAAACGCAAAGCTGCAGGCCACCCTCGCGCTGCTGTATCAGCAGACCGCCGACGCCCAGGGCGCGTTCACCCGCGAGAGCACCACCCTCGCCGGCGCGCAGCAGCGCCTCGCCGCCGGCACCGAAAACCTGTTCGCCACATTCGGCACCGCCCTGCTGCCGGCCATGACGGCCGTGACAGCTGCCGCCGGCACGCTCATCAACCGGATCCAGGGCAGCGATTGGTTCGCCGCCATGAACGCCTCGCTGGTCGAGGCATCAAACGGGTTCGCTGACTTCGTGTTCACCATACTCAACGGCAGCGGCTCGCTCGACTTCACCGCCCTGTTCGCCGGCCTGCTGCCGGCCGTCATCAACGGCGTGCAGGCTGCCGCCGTCTGGGTGAACGGGGGCGGCCTCGCGCAGCTGCTGGCGAGCATCACCGAGGGCCGGGGTGCCATGCTCGACGCCGCCGTGGGCCTGTTCACCACGCTCGCGCAGGCGCTGCCGCAGATCATCCCCGCCGTGATCTCCGCTCTGTCCGGTTTCGTGATCCAGCTCGTGCAGCAGCTCGCCACGTTCCTGCCGCTGCTGCTAACCGCCGGCCTGCAGATGCTGCAGGGTCTTGTGCAGGCCGTCGTGGAGATCGCCCCCCAGGTCATCGGCCAGCTCGTCGCGCTGCTGCCCGAGCTGCTCACCACCGTGCTGGGCATGATCCCCCTGATCCTGCAGGCCGCCATCGACCTGTTCACGTCGCTGGTCGAGGCCATCCCCGTCATCCTGCCGCAGCTGATCGCCACGATCGTGGAGCTGCTGCCGCAGCTGGTCGAGTCGATCGTGTCGATGCTGCCGGGGATCCTGCAGGCCGCCATCGACCTGTTCACGTCGCTGGTCGAGGCCATCCCCGTGATCCTGCCCCTGCTGCTGCACGCCATCATCGACCTGCTGCCGGCGCTCATCAAATCGGTGCTGTCGATGATCCCCGCGCTGCTCAACGGTGCCGTGCAGCTGTTCACCGGACTGGTCGAGGCTGTGCCCAAGATCATCCCCCCGCTGATCGAAGCACTATTCGAGCTCGCGCCCGAGATGATCGGCGCGATCATTAGCCTGATCCCCGCTCTCATCCAGGCCGGCATCGACCTCGTGGGCGGCCTCGTCAGCGGACTATTCCAGGCCGCCGGCATCGTCGGCACGGCCCTGCTCGATATTGCCGGCAGCGCCATCGACGGGTTCCTGGGGTTCCTGGGCATCCAGTCGCCCAGCCGCCTGTTCGCCGGGTTCGGAAAAGACACCGTAGCCGGCCTCGCCGTGGGCCTGAGCAAGAACGCCGGCCTGGTCGATGGCGCCATGGATCAGCTCAGCAGCCGCGTCGCCGGCGGGTTCAACGCGCAGCTGGCAGCCCCCGAGATAGACAGCGCGTTCAACACCTACAGCGCCGCCGGCAGCGCCCCCCAGGCCGCGCCCGTCTACCAGATCACCCTGCAGACACTGAACCCCAGCGCCGAGACCGGCCGCATCATTGTCGAGTCGATCCGTGATTATGAGTACGCCGGGGGCCGTCAATGACCGTCACCGAGCGGCCCCTGTTCGGCAGCGTCGAGATCCTCCGCGACGCCACCGAGCTGATCGGCAGCGCCACCAACGTCACAGCACGCCGTGGCAGCGCCCGCACCGGCCTGGGCCTGCGAACAGACGTTGGCCTCATGACGTTCGCCCTGCTGAACGCTGAGGATCCGCTGGCCGGCGGCACCATCCAGCCCGGGCAGGAAATCATCCTGCAATCGCTCGGCGGCGACGACGAGATGCACGAGCTGTTCACCGGCCTCGTGGTCGATGTAGCGAGCACCTACCCGATCGACAAGGGCAACGGCGCCCAGCGCGCCGTCGTCAGCGTCACCGTCGCCGACGCCGTGAAAGTACACGTAGAGACCCCCCGCTACGGCGTGAGCATCCCCGCCGGGTTCGAGACATTCGAGGGCCGCATAGGCCGCCTCGTCAGCTCGTCGCTGGCGCCCATCGAGGCGCCCACCGAGGGCGCCCCCCGGGGGGTGTACGCGTTCTAATGCCTCGCCTCATCGGCAACAAACACGACAACGGCTATCTGTACGTTGACTACTCATACACGCAAGACGTGGGCGCCAACCAGTCCACGATCTCGTGGACGGTCGGCTACGCGTTCCGATCGCCGGTCTCTGACCGCGACCTAGACAACGGCTCACTAAAGATCGCCGGATCCACCCGCTGGTCTGCGAGCAACGTCTACGACTACGCCGCAAATTTCACCCCGCGCGACCTTGACCTGGCCTCTGGTTCGTACACCGTCACCCACGGATCGACCGGCTACAAATCTGTGTCGATCGTCGCCAGCATCACACCGTTCCAGCGCTCAGCGTCGAGCATCAACACCACCGTCACACTGCCGCGCATCCCCAAACCGCCCACCGCGCCCGGGCTGCCCGGGCGCCACCAGCGTGCCCCTGAGCTGGGCAGCACCCAGCGACGACGGCGGCGACCCCATCACGTCGCACACCGTCCAGTACGCCACTAATGCCGGGTTCACCACCGGCCTCGGCAGCCAGTCATTCTCCGGCACATCGGGAACCGTCACCGGGCTGACCGCCGGCCAAAGCTACTACTTCCGCGTGCGCGCTGTGAACGCTCAGGGCGCCGGCGCCTGGTCGGGTTCGGTGGCCGTGGCCGTGCTGCTGCCGGCCCCCACGTTCACCAGCTGGCAGCAAAACGTCGCCGGCGAGCTGGTCGGCACCTGGACAGCCCCCACGCCTGCCACCGGGCTGACCGGCTACCGGCTGCAGATCGCCCACGATGACGGGTTCACCACCGGCGTGCAGAACATCCAACTGGGCAACGTCACCAGCCGCGCCGTCGCCGGCCTCGCCGGCGGCCGAGTCTGGCACGCCCGCGTCGCCGCGCGCACCGCCGCCGGCGCTAACACCTACTCAGCCGGCCGCGCGCAGCTGCTGGTACTCGACGCCGGCGACCTCGACGGATGGACGAGCTACGGCAGCCCGCCGGCTGCTATCTCTCGCTACACCGCCGAGGGGATCCGACGCGGCACGATCGAGGGCCGGCAGGCGCTGCTGGTCGAGAGCCTCGCCACGGCCGCCGGCGCCCTCACCGCCGGCACCCTCGGGATCCAGCGCACCGTTGCCGGCCTCACCGTGGGCGCCGCCTACCGATTCACCGCGCACGCGCAGCTCGCCGACGCTGCAGCCCTCGCCGACCACTACCAGCTCAACGTCGTCACCGAGGGCGCTGCCAGCTCGGTAGAGATCTCCACCACCCGCGCGAGCCTCGGCACGTTCGAGTTCGTCGCCGACGCCACCACCGTGACCCTGCAGATCCTGCTCGCCGATACCGTGACCGTGCCGGCCGCTAACGATGTCGTGGAGCGCGTCGCGTTCACCGAGATCAGCCTGCTAGAGCTGGTCACCGACTACCCTGTGCGGCTGCGCGAGACCGTCTACGAATCGAACCTGGCGAACCATTTCGACCTGGCCTGTAACAGTGTCGGTGCAAGCTGGTACGTCGCCAAGGATGGCGTTACCCGGTTCCGGCTGCCCGGCTCGGCGCTGCCAGTCAGCGCAGTGTTCAGCGACGAGATCGACGCCGGCGCCCTGCACTACATCGACGTGAACGCGACGTATGACACGCGCGGCATGGTGAACCGGCTCGACGTGACCAACTACGGCGTGACCGACGCCGGCGACCGCGAGCAGAACGAGAACCTCATAGTTGTCGCCCAGCCCAGCATCGACCTGTACGGCGTGCGATCGGCCCGGCTCGACGTGAACCTGTGGGGTGAGGCGCCCTACGACGACTCACTAAGCGACCGGATGGCCGAGCTACTCGCCGCCGCCGCCGAGCCGCGCCTGTTCATCTCGTCATTCCGCTGGAACGCCCAGGAGAACCCCGCAGCTGCCAACGCCCTGGAAGTGGGCCAGCGCATCACCGTGCGATTCAAGGGAACCGAGCAGGACAGCCAGATACTCGCCATCCAGCACGAGATCACCCCGCGCCGCTGGATCATCACCGTCACCGTAAGGGGCATCTAATGGCACTCAGGGAGCTAGAGGAGGGGATCCGGCAGCTGCAGCTGCGCATCGGCGCCCAGCAGACGCAGCTGGCCGACCAGCAGACCGAGCTGGACGAGCAGCAGGCCCAGCTGCAGGCCAGCGACCCCGTGGGCCGCATCGAGGGATACGCCGGCGCGACCCCGCCGGCCGGCTGGCTGCTGTGTGACGGCGCAGCCGTGAGTCGCACGGAATACCCCAGGCTGTTCGCCGCGATCGGCACCACCTACGGGGCCGGCAACGGCAGCTCGACGTTCAACCTGCCCAACGCCAAGGGCCGCGCCCTCGTCGGCCTCGACGCCGGCCAGCCCGAGTTCAACACCCTGGGCGAGACCGGCGGCGCAAAGACCCACACGCTGACCGACGCGCAAGTGCCAGACACGAAAATCATCACGTCCAACTCGGGAGGGACTCTGAGCTGGAGAGCCACCGTCGGCGAGTACGGCTACGGTGCCGCCGGCGACTGGAAGATGTTCCTGCCGCTGGACGACGCCAATGGCGCGCGAGTGGACGGCGGCGGCGGCTCGCACAATAACCTGCAGCCCT